GAATAAAACAAAAACTTATCTGTTTTTCTTCTATCGGTTAATTCATCTGATTTAGCTGGATCATATGGATACCGATAATATCGATGATCTATAGCATTCCATATAACATGCTGGTTACTACCATCAAATGCATTTACTGGATCATTTGAAGCAGCTGATGCACTAATAGGTGGCGGATTTTTCGCATGAATAGCATGGTACAAGCCATAACCACCTGCAGCATATGATGTATTAGTTACGCTATAATTTTTATAAGTTTGGAATGGCGTAAACTGCTTATCGCTTGGTCGTAATGCTCGGAATACTGATGGTTGTGGCATATCATAATCTAGTTAATATCAAAAATCGAGCTTCACTTTCACGAGCGCTTCTCTGGTAAATGCTTTCAATATTGGCTTGCTTAATTTAGCAACAGCTAGCAATTCTCTTCTATCATTGTAAAGACCTACGGTAGTAATATATACTTGCGGATCTTGTACAAATGTACTAAATCTCAATTGACCTAATGAACCTGTTACAAATGAAGGATTATTTGAATAATTGTATTCACCGTTTTTAACACGAACATAATAATATGTAGATTTTACTTGCTCTGATGATCTCGCCTGGATTCCGAAATAATCACCACCCTGGGCAATAGTAGCGGCTCCTGATATTGCAGTAAACATTTTCATTGCATTATCACCTTGAACTAAAGAACCAGTAACAGTTTCAAATGAAGCGATACTATCTAATGTATTAGCATTGAAAACAGCATATCCATGTTGAGGATATAGCAATCCGATATATGTTGGTGATGTTGGATTATGGATACCATCGACAATTGAACCGGATATTAAATTATAAACTAATCCAGCTTCAGATACATCTCCTAAAGAAGCTCCTGAATCATCAATAACACGTAATACTCTACCAGTACCATCTAATTGAACATTTGACCCAGTCATACCAGCATTAGAAGATCCACCTCCTGCAACTGTTTGAGAACCTGATAAATAAGCAATATTAAATTCAACGTTACCAGGATCTAATTTTTCGCGGAATCTTGCTCGATTGAAATTAACTACATAAATTCGATCTGTATCAACACCGTTTATAGTAAATTTATAATCATTTGGCTCTAATACCAATTGGGCATATTGTTTATAAATAGCACGAGATGGCGTATCGTTATTCAAGTTACCTGTTAAATCTTCAGAACCAGAACCATTGAAATCACCAAATGCAACAGAAAATTGAGAAGCAGCACCTACCGCAGTTGATGCACTATTAAATACTTCTTGAAAATATGTTTTTTGTATTGCTGTTGCAGTTGATGATGTAAAATAAGTTAATAGATTACCAACCCCATTTGAAAATAAAGCTTTAGTAACAGTTTCTTGTTGATTTGGGATAACGTCTTCTGCTGGATCAAAGGTAGTAAATACACGACCTAATCTAGCTCGTCTTGCAGCTAATTCTCTTTCACGTATAATTTGATTAGCTAATTGTTGTGCTAATGATTCAATTTGCTGTGTAGTTGAAGTTTGAGCTGCTGGTGGTGAATCTAAAGGAACTCGTGATGCAACAAATCTAGTTGTTGCTGTTGCTCGACCTCGTTGTGCTTGTATGTTATTAAAAGCCATTTATTTTACCTTTTATGATTGTGATGTCGGTGCACCGGCTGTAGTTGCAACTTCCAATCTACGTACCGTTAAATTAATAGTAGCACGGCCACCAGTTTCATTTCCTATAATTAATATTGTAGCTGATTTATCAGATAACAATTGTTCTCTTGCTGTTATTTCAAATTCAATTCCTGATACTGTTACTGATTGAGCAGCTTCATTATCACCAATGAATTGTGGTACCGTTGCGGTGCCTTGTTGTGGTGCTGACCTCACTGCACGTATATCTGCTACATCTGAATCAGAAAGAATTACAGTATATCCAAATTGCTGATTACCATTTTGGAAATTAACTGTTTGTGGGTTAATTCTTGTCTGTTCTCCTGATTCCAATGTAATGTTATTTTGAGCAACTCTTACAACTGGTATCCGCGCGGTACCTTTAGGTAAGGTTACTAATTTATATTTCATCATCTGTGTTTCATCAGCTAAAGCTTCAACGATTGGCATATTTTCAATCGCCGCGCCATAAAATGCAGTACCTAGAGGATGAGCTGGATTATATAAATCATAATCAATTTCAGAATCAGCTAAAGCAAATTGCGTAATTTTGAATTCATCTCTTCCACGCGCTAATAACTCACGACCTTTTTTCGTAAGAATTGCATCAATCGTGATGGAACTATTATTAAGATATCCCATTGTTTTACTTCCTTTTTAATAAATATACTCTTCTTTAATAATTACCTGATTCTCAAATTACCGTTACGTGCATTCTGAGAATATATAACTTGATTTGGATTAGTTTCAAAAATTTCTACTACAGCTGTATTATCTGGTGTCTGTGTTGATGGTACATTTATATCTGCGGATGATATACGACAACCTTCGAAATACAAGTTTTCTGTTTGTGTATTGAAATCATCCATATATGCTGCATCTTCTAATGATCGGCTTACAACTACATTACCTGCTATATTAGTTGCAGAAAACTGCCCGAATGGATCTCTAATAATTCGATGATGTGGATATTTCCATAATCGTTCTACTTCTTCCTGAGTAAATACTAAATTATCATATACTTGTACTTGCCCTATTAATCCAGCAAATCCTAAAGTTTCTTTAGCAGAACCAGCACCAATATTTGATAATGTAAATGTTGGCGAATTTAACCCGGCTGGAATGCCAACAAATGTACCATTACCATAAAATTCACCATTAACCCATAATTTTATATTTTGATCACCAGAAAAATTTCCTCCATCATATGATATTGCATAATGGTTTAATGACTGTCGATCAATAACCGGAGAAAATTCAGCATACGGAAAATCAACAAAATTAGGTGTATCAAATGATATAAGTAATTTATTAGCTGTTGTAAATTCGATCCTAGGCTGAGTTATATCATCACCTCCAAACATCACACGCTGGAAGTTTGTATGTCCTACATTTTCTTGTGCTAGCCATGATATACTAAACGATCCTGAATTACCTGTTGTTGGTAATTGAGCATTTCTAATATCAACAAATTCACGGCCATTATATGCCGGATGTAGCGCGCCTACTGATGCACTTACACGAGTTAACTTTCCAGAATAAAAATTGAAATCAACCGGTTCAGTTGGGAAAGGGTCTACTTGAACATTTGATAATCTAACCTGATTTAATCGAATTCCACCAGCTGGTGATTGGAACTGACAAGATACATATAATTCTTTTGTCTGATTAAATTCTCCTAATGGTATACTTAATCTAGATCCTGATACTATAGTGAACCCACTGAAAATACCAGTTCTACCGAAATTATCAGAATATCCTGTGCCTATAGATCCGGTAAGTGATGCTGAAAAATCAGCTTGATATAATCCTGATGATTTTCTATTAGCTAATTCAGCTGATGAAGTTGCATATATCATTTTAATATTAAAATCAACAGGAACTGATGATATACCACCACCGGATAATGGAAATACATCTAATATATCAACTGCAGCACGGTTGTTATATGTAAAATACCCGCCCTCACCGTTATCAAGTACACCACCACCAAATGGACTCCATGTATCAAATCTAAGATCTAACCATTGAGTAGGTCCGGCAGTTGCTTGTATCCTAACATCATCTAATGCATATGCATAGATTCCCATCCAACCTGGAAACCCTGGATTGAGTCCCCAAATGTTACCCCAATTGGCATTAGATGCTGTAGTTAACAACCATTTATGAAAATTACCAGCTGTTATATCTAATTGGTTTGCAGGCGATCCTGTTAAATTATTAAGTACTCGTTTATTACCCGTAGAATGTTCTGTGTTTAAACTTAAATCATGAGCTCTACCGTTAATATACCGATCCATTGGATAAAATCGGAAAGTGTTATTTGGCTCATAATGACGCTCTACCTGACGGAAGACCGAGGATGGTCTAGGAGTATCTATAATACTCGAGGTTGGTGATATAATGATATCATTATTGTAATATCCAGATGACGTGCTAAACAAGGCTTCTGTTAAGGTATAACTCATCGGAGCTAACGGGTCGGAACCTGAAAATTCTGCTGCCCAATTACCAGGCGTATCATCATATCCACTGGCACTTATATGGAATACCGTATCCATTTCAAATGATTGTACAGATTGAATTGAACCGGAATATAAAATGTAATCAGCTGATGATGTTGGTTCTTTATCATCAATTAATGCATTATACATTGGTTTTTCAATTATAGGCTTATCATTTAATTTAACCTTGGCTCTTTCCAATACATTTGGCTCGACTATTAGACCCATACTAGGAATAGCACGTGCCGGTAATAGTTGTTTTATTTGCTCGAATAAACTAAAATCATATAAACTAAATACTCTAATATAATCGTTTATATCATTTCTATCTGTATACTTTTTCCAATATTGCTGAGCAAATCTAGTTAAATCTGGATATGAAGTTTCAAATTGATCATCAGGATCACCGATTAAATCATCTAATTCAACCGGACCAATGTGGTTGAAAATTTCTTTATTGAATTGATCGGCTGCGCTATAGAATAATCCTAATCTCTCAGAATCTATAGGAGCATTTTCAAATCTACTTCTTTGTGCGGTATTCTCTGGAGATAATACTCTTACCAATCGATTATCATCTAATCTAATTTTTTGGCTTCGGAAATTATTACCGCCTAATGAAGGTGCATCTATATAATATGTTTCAACTTCAGAACTATAATTATTTTCATTTGCAAATCCACTAGCCGTTGCAAAAGTAGTCATTCCAGTACCAAACGATAATTTACTTTGATCTGGATGAGAACTAGTAATACTAGTAATTACAGAATGGTTAAAAGTATTTTGGTCAGTACCAAATACATAATGACGTACTAATGTATTGAATGATGATGTTGCATTATTACCTACATATGAAGTAGGATTGAAAGTATGTAGGTCAAATACATCATCAGATATCTTTTCAATATATTGACGGTATTCCTGTATACTACCATTAAATAATGATGTTACTCCTAATTGAGAATATCCACCGATACTTAATTTATTTAAAGAAGATTTTCTCCAAGATTGATTATAACTCGCACTATTAGCCCCGGTCATTTGAGGATGCGTTTCTAGAGATATGCTAGAAGATATTCTATGTGTTATACGACCAAAAGCATGGTCGGCGGCTTTCTGACAATTTATAATCCAAGCTTGGTTATTAACAGATATATCGCTTGCCGAGTCATCCGATGATGGTACATTGGTTTGTAACCGTAAGTTCCAATAATCACCATCGAAAATAGGAGCATATGGAGTTGATGATGATACTATACCGCCGGCTCCATCAATATAAAAATTAACTCTACCATAATCAGCTGATCCGGAATATGATCCCGTACGTTCTACCGTAACCGACCAATTATCATCTAATGATATTAAAGCTTGTTCGCTACTTTTAAAAGGTTTAAACCTAATTTCCTGTGTCCATGGATGTGATGAATATCCTGGTATATTTGAGTTAGTTATATATTGCCAGGGCATAAATACCTGCTGGCTTCCGGTAAACTCCAATCCAAATACTCTACGGTCTTCGATTAACGCTGGAGTATCATTTGCAACCTTAGGTCCGCCATACTCTCTAATAGATAATAATGTCTGAGGAATGCCATAAGCGTTCATTAAAGCTTTGATACCTCGCGACTGGCCTTTTGATTTAAGTAGATATGGTAAGTTATTAACTATACGTCTCCAAACCTCATGAGTAATCGATTCACCTGATTTGCTAAATAGTGAACCGGTAGATTGATATGACCCAGATTCATTAACACCTAATTTATACTGCCATAATTGTTCGGCTTGCTTACCATTTGTTAACTGCCAACCTAAAGATTCGGCCATTGGTTTAAGTAAATCAGATGATATACCTAATTTAGGATGTTCTTCTCTTGTATATAAATTAGTTGCTAGTGCATTTACGTAGGTCCATAAAATATCAAAATGCTGACCTATCATATTAACGAACAGTTCGTATTGACTGTTATTTGAATCGTTACGAATATGTTCTGGTATTGTTTTCGTTAGCGAGTTATTATTTGATAAGTCATACAATGATGCACTAGACGCGTATCCAGTATACCAAGCAATACCTAATGATGATGTTGTATGATGATTAACATATGCACCGTTAGATAAATATTTTGGCCACGGTTGTAATGCATAACTTTCTGCGAATATTGTAGACCCACTTACACCATGAGTTGATAAACTTGAAGTTGGTTCATTATATAACCATCTTTC